CATAATAGGCTTGGTCTGGTCGTCCAGTACACACATGAACACGTTAGCAACAGCATCGGATACAGAAGTAGTACCATCGCTGAAGGTGCCCTTGTCCAGACGGTTAGCGGTCATAATGTCCCAACCATACAGGTTCATAATGAACTTCTGGCCGCGAGCCATACCACCTTGGATAATCTGCTGTGCGAACGGAGTAACATCTGTGGTGATGGTTACGAGACCGTTCAGGGTGGCTTCTACGACAGGATCGCAGATGAACACACGACCTTCAGCAGGAACATTGGCCTTATCGAAAGACAGCTTCATCTGAATCAGATGTGCCAGCAGGAAAGTGTTTTCCCGGCCAGTAGTCGTTACAGCAGAAGCGATACGGTGGGGGAAACCATTGATCAGGTTTGCATTCGCGTTAGTCTGTGCGTCATTACAGACCTTCAGGAAACGAGATTCATAGGTTTCTTGCAGAGCGCGAGTAGATTCAACAGAACGCTGAACCATAAGCTGTTCCACTTGGGAACCATCTTCACGGAGATCGTCGGTGACATACCAAGCGTCGCCAACATAGTTCTGAATCTGGAGAGTTACAGTGCCAGACTCAATCGGATTGTAGACCAGAGGGGTATCTTCAGAAGCTTCCTGAATAGTTACCGTACCGACGGTCTTGATGTTCAGGGTAGTACCTGAACCAAAATCACTAACATCACGGACGAAAGTATCAGGCAACAGGCCGTCATTCAAGTTCATCAGGATGAAGCTGGAATACTGTTCGGCTTCAATAAACGCCTGAGTATTGGAAGTAAGCTGCATTTGTTATTTCCTTTTAAGAGTTGATACCATGCTTTTTGTAAACGTCTTCCTGCACCTTCTTCATAAACTCAAGCTGTTCGCGGTAGGTTGCACCAGACAAGAGAGACTTCTCAGGTAGTGTCAAACCTTGATCAGGCTTAGGTTGTGAAAACATAGCAGCAGTGTTTACGCTAGATTGGGGTGGAGAGGCTTTAGGGGGTGTCCCTGAACTGGGGAACAGAGCAAGAACCATTTTAGGATTCGCTTCTGTGAGTTTCCCTAATTCTGCTGGATTGGTTCCCAGTTCTTGAGCCTTAGACTCGAAGGCATTCTTCGCAGCCTCAACGCTACCGAAACGTGTAACCAATTCATCATTTACAACTCGTCTATTCTGTTCAGCTTGTGTAGCTGCTTCTTTCTTCGACAGGAGTTGTTCAAACAGAGCCATAGCTGTCTGTTCATCCAATCCAGATACAGTGGTATTCTGTCCTGACTGTGATGCAGTGAGCTTTGATACAACGTCCTCTACCGCAGAGGTCTTTGCAAGTTGATCCCGTAAGGCTTCCAATTCTTGTTCCTTTTGAGCGAGTGTATCTTTGAGTTGAGGAATGTATTCTTGGGCGTTACGCAATCCTTCCAAAGCTTTGGGAAGGTCGGTGTATTTCTGTTCACCCCTCTCGTTCTTAATGGAAGCGAGAAGAGTAAGCGCGTCAGCTTCAGGAGATGACGCATCTAACGCTACAACAGAATCATTGGTAGGATTTCCGCCTGTAACATCAGGTTTGCTAGGAGTTTCTACTGGAGCAGTGAATATATCTGTCGGGTCTGACATATATTTCCTTTTAGAGATAAGATAAGATATATAAGTATACTAAGATATAATTAGATATAATATAATAATCATTATTGTCTTATATTTTCTAATCAATTGTCTAATATACTTATATAATATAATGGATATATACCATTATTTTAGAGAATTTGCCAGTAATAATTAAGAAATTAGTGAAATAATCTCTTTAAGGGCACGAGTGTACCCTATACTGTCAGCCTGTTTGAATGCCCAAGAAGGACTTTCGTAATCCTCTCTCTTTAATCGTGAAGTTACTTCGGTATCTATTTTGTCCTGTAAGAGCTCTTTGAGCCTACCCCTTAGGACAGTGCCAGATTGGTAAGAAGATGTAATGTCGTCCTTCTTTGACCCCTCTGGGAGGTTCTGCGTCCATACTGTCTTCATTCTTCCTCCCCTATAGGCGTAGCTTGTTCTACTTCTAGGTCTTCCTGAGCTTGATTAGACAATCTCTGTGTCTCCTGTTGCTCAAAGATAGCGATATTAGGAGAGAAGATCTTATATTCGGAAGTACCTGTTACATCCTCAATGAACTTAACAAGGTTCTGACCAGACACATGAGGAGCGATAGCTTGAGCCATTCCGCTAGCCATTACCCCTTGTATATTCTGGAGGTCTTGAGCTTTCTTAGCGAAGTGTCTCGCACCGATAGGTCTCAACTTACCAGAAGCAGTTATATCTTCCTTCGTGATAGTCAAGAATTTAGCAACACCTAGATCGTCATCCATTACTCGAATGACATCAGAACCTTGCATGTTCCTAACGGAACTCTCCAACATATCATTCAACACCTTCTCGACACAATTGATCTCAAAGGAGTTGATCTTCTCTTGGAAGATACGTCCTGCTGCATTATCTAGGGTCTGTACCTCAAAGGCTGTCTTCTCTCCTGCTGAACGGACACCCATAGCTTCTCTAGGAGCACCAGCATAAAGTTCCATCCTCTGTTCGATAGCCTGCATCTCTGAGGAGGCCACAGCGACTCCCTGAGCGCCTTTCCCTAGTTCCTGTACGTCCCCATTCTCGTCAATGTGGATCTCGGCTCCCGGCCCCCATACAAACTCTTCTACCTCCCCAATAACCTTGAGAGGTGGGTGAACTAAGAGATCCATAGCATCATCTTTCAAGTTCTCCAGATGATCCAATCTATATTGGAGACCTACTAGGTTGTCCAGTGGCCCCATTGCCCATAGGTTATCAGGTCTCAATCTCCACCCTACATGGTGGATAGGAGCATGGCCGAACCAAGAAGGGATGTCTTCCTGAGAGATGATGTAAGAGCGATCTGCGATTACAATCTTCTGACTCTCGTAGAGCGTATCCGTCTCAGCGTCATAGTAGTCCCCGTAGAAAGTAAGGAGCTCCACATAATTAGACTGGTAGTACTCTTGGATGTTTCCAAAACCATCTACACTGAAGCCCAGAGCCTTGTCTACGTCCTCTACTTTATAACCACCCATACGGGTGCTAAGGGTAGTGTGCTTCTGTACAGCCTCGTGCATCCTAGCGTTCTCAGGCTCATCCATAGACATCTTCTTGATCTCTCCAAGCGTGTGGATAGACCGAACGATCTTGAAAGTGTCCTTGAAACTCTCTGCTAATGGGTTGAATACAATGTCTAGTGGGCTGATCCGTCGAGCAACAGGGCCGATATATCCCGGAATAGTTTCCCCATCCTTGGTAATCTTCTTCCTTGATTCAAAATCATGGGTTACGAAAGTATTTCCATAATCAATGTAATCGTAGATAAGACGAGAAATAAGAGTACGGAAATCACTTTCTCGCACCTTGTTTGACATATACGCTTGAATAACTTCTTGCTTTTCTTTAGTAACATCTTCCTGAGAGTATCCCTCCCAACGAAGCCAACGGTCATTGGGGAATAGGGCTGCCAAGTAATTAGAGTGGAGGTTGTCTCTAATCTGCGTGAGTTTAGGGATCGTTACTGTGTTCTTCCATCCTAGATGGCTTACTGAGGTAGTCGATGTATCTGTTGCAAACAGAAAATTCCTGAGCTCCTTCCACTCTTCAATCTTACCATTCCGTTGCATATTGTACTTATCCCATAAATTTGAGATCCATACAGCAGGCGTTTCCCTTGAAACAAGGGATGCTAGTTCAGCTACTTTTGTTGACACATAATTCTCCTATCGGAAAGCAACGCCACCGAATCTCTTATGGGTAACAATGTTAGTCCCACCAAGATAATCCGATAAGCCTCGGGCTTGTTTTGGTTTAATCGCAATAGCTACAGCAGAGGCTAAAGCATCCTTAATGTCATCGTGAGGGGGTCTAGCCAGAATGAGTTCTTCTTCCAGAACTGGAGTGTAGCCTCCCTTAAAATGCCAGATAGTTTGATTCTCATAACGATACTCCAGAGTTGCAGCAATACGTTCTTCCTTGTTACCCT